CTTTTTCATCGAGATGCTGGCGGGCGTAGAGCGGAAGGCCCATCGTGTTTGCCGCCTCCAGCAGGTTGGCGGGGCCGCCATAGGTAGTGAATGTGTCCATCGTGCCCAATGGGAAGGCGATGCCTTCGCTGGCGGGGACAAGCCGTTCGGTGGCCTTGGTGGAAAGCGTGACCGTTCCCGCATATTCCTCGAACACGATGCCCGCGAAGGGGAAGTTGCGCCGCACGTCCTGGCGCAGGGGTTGCGCACCAGTGGCGGCGTAAAACTTGTACGCATCTTCCGTCTTGGGATGCGCGATCAGCTTGTCGAAGAATTCCCGGCTGACGAGGGCATGGACGTCCGTCATGCTTTCGCCCAAGAGGTTGTCCTCCATCGCCCGCAAGACCTCGCGCACCTTGCCCTGCACGTTGGTGCCTGCCGTGCCGAGGACGAAGTCGACCGAGATCTGGGCGAGACCAAATTCGGTGAAGTAGTTGTAAAGGGTCGCCCCGGCCCCGTCCTTCACGATCCCGCGCAGCGCGTTCATCTCCATGTATTCGCGGGTCTGGGCGTGCTTGCGGCGCATGAGCTGCAGCTTGCGGTTCATCACCTCGACCAGCGGGTCGGCACCATCGAAGACGCCCAGCGCGGGCTGGCCCTGAATGTCGCCGGGCAGGATCACGTCATCATGCGGGATCCACGGCAGGGCGAAGCTGCGCATCGAACGCCCCTCGCGCGTGCCGACCGTCGCCGGGCCGCCCAGCGGGACGGAGGGCAGGAGGTTCAGCACACCCTCATACTGCTCGATGATCACCGACCGTTGGGTGACACCCTCAAAGCGGAACAGGCCGATCTGGCCAAGGCGGGTGTAGAGGTTGGGCAGGATGTTGATGGCCTGCGTCATCTCGGCCAGCGAGTAGCCGCCAGCGTCAAAGGGATTGCGGACAAGGGTCATGGGGTACTCCGGGGGTTTGGGGAAAGGGAAGCTGAGGTCGCGCGTCAGACGCCGTCGCGGGCGATGATGCCCACGGCGGCAAGCTGGCCGATCTTGGTGGTGATCTTCGCGCCGTCATCGACAGTGGCGTCATAGGCGAGGCCTGCGCGCGAGACGATCGACGGGCCGCGGGCAACGACAATGCCGACGGCATCGGCCAGCGTGGCATCGATGGCATAGAGCAGCACGGCGGTCGCAGTTTGCGCGCCGTCGCTGCCGCCACTGGTGGCCAGCTTGTATTTGCCGCTGGCGGTGATCTTCCCCAGCACCGAACCGACCGGGTAGGGCTGGCCTTGCAGCAGCGTGATCACTTCGCGGGTGTAGTTCGGGTTGACCTCATATTTGAGGACATCGCCCATGCTGGGCTGTTCCGTCAGGACGGGCATTGGTCAGTCTCCATGTGTTGGGGGAAGGGGGAAGGTGGAGGAAGCGCGCGCTGGTTCAGCGCTTCGCGTCTGTCGCGGCCTTCTTGGCGGCAGCGATGATCGGACTGTCTTTGGCGGCAGCTGCGGCCGGGGCGGTGGCGATGATGCCAGCGGCATCGCTGCGGGCGGCGAGATCGGCCAGAACCCGGGCACGCAGCGCTTCGGGTTTCAGACCCTTGGTGACGGCATCGGCGGCATCAATATGCACGCCGAGCCGGGCGGCCTGCGCACAAACCTGCGCCACCTCAGCGGCCTCGGCGCGCACAGTTTCGGCGGTCATGGTAGCGGTGACGGGAGCTGTCGCGTTCACCAGCGGTTCGGGCGTGGCGGGTGCGGCCGCGACCGCAGACATTGCCGCAGGAGGAGCGGCAACTGGTGCCGGGGTCGGGGTTTCTGTGGGCGTGGTGGTCATCTGTGGACCCTTTCTGCTGGGGGAGGTTGTGCCGCGAGGCGCGGCGGCGAAGGCGTGAAAAGCGGTGACGGGATCGGCAAGCTCGTCAGCCAGACCGGCGGCGATTGCGTCGGCCCCGCGGAACACGGCTGCTTCGGTGGCGAGCGCAGCAGTATGGGTCAGCCGATCTCCGCGACCTGCGGCGACGGTTTCGGCGAAGAGGAAGCGGACCACCTCTAGCTCACGCTGCATCTGGTCGTGCACAGCCTCGGACAGCGGCTGATAGGGATTGGCGTCGATCTTGTGCGATCCTGCGTGGATCAGCGTGACGGCAATGCCCTTCTGGTCGAGCGCGCCGCTCATATCCGTGTGCAACGCCACGACACCGATGCTGCCGACAGCACCGGTGCGCGGCAGGATGATCCGGTCAGCCTGGGAGGCGAGGACATATCCGGCCGACAGGGCGTGTTCAGCGACGAACGCATGCACCGGCTTCTGCTGTCTCGCCGCCCGGATGCGATCCGCCAGATCGAAGGCCCCGGCGACCTCACCCCCAAAGCTGTCGATGTCCAAGGCAATCCCGCGAACGCCGGGATCCGCGAGGGCCGCATGCAGCTGGGCTGCAATCCCTTCATAGGAAGTCAGGCCCGAGGATTGCCCGATCCAAGCGCCACGGTGCACAAGTGTGCCTGCGATTTCGATCACCGCGATGCCGTCCACCAGCGCAAAGGGCTGGATGCCGTTCCGCTGGTGGCGCTGGGCGAGGTCATTGCCAAAAAGCGAAGCCCGAGCGGGCATGTTGGCGGCAGTTTGGTCAGCGGCTTCCACCTCCAGCCCGTGGAACGTGATTTCCTTCCCGGTGATGCGCGGGCCCAGTCCGGACAGGAAGGCCAGCGCCTTGGCCGGGTCGACTATCAGTGGCGTGTTAAAAGCGCGCTGGGCGATCTGGGCGTGGTGCATCATGCGCCCTCCTTGGGCCTCGGTTTTTCATCGCCGGTGTCGTCGGCCTCGTCGTCTTTGGCGCTGTCCTGATCTGCATCTTTCGCTGTGCCTTCGCCTGACCCCTGCGCTGGGGATCCCGGCCGCCGGAAGTCGAGGCCCAGCGCCAATTCGCGTTTCCGCTCGGCAGCGATCTCCCGGTCGACCTGCTCGGCGTCGTAGCCGCGCTCTGACAAGGCTTGGGTGCGCGATTTCAGGCCCGCCTCGATCTGCAGGATCTCGGCCGAGGCGTCTTTCATCGGGTCAATCCAGTCCCATTTGGTCGGAAGCCAGGCGCAGGCCTGATATTGGCGGCGTTGGCTGTCGTAGCCGGGTAGGTCCAAGGCACCCGACAACACGGCGGTGTCCATCCAGCGCACCCAGACGGCGCGGCAGAGTTGGTAGACCAGCACGCCATGCTGCCAGGCCGAAATACGACGCCGGAATTCGATCAGGCTGATCCGCGTGTTCGAGAAGTTGCCCTTCGCCGTGTCGCCGGTGAGATATCCGTAGGGCACGCCCAGCGCGGCGGCGATTTGCAGCAGCGTGCGGTACTGGAACGGCTCGTAAGTGCCGCCAGAGTCCGGGGTGGCCGGGGTGGACACATCCTCACCGGGATCCAGCCGCACCACCTGACCGGGTTCGACCTCGAGATCCTCCTCGGTCGGTTCCAGCGGCGTTTCCGGGGCGGGCGAGGTGATGAACATCGCGAACATTGCCGCAATCTTCTTTCGTTCCAGCTCGGCGTCATCATAGAGGTCGAGCGTGAACAGCTTGACGATGGCGGCGGCAAACCGCGAAACACCGCGCAACTGGCCAGCCTCGACGGGATCCAGAACATGGATCACATCGCCAGCCGGAACGCGGACGGTTTCCCCAGCCAGACCCGGATCGGTCAGATCACCGGGGTGGCGACGCAGGAAGTGATAGGCGACGCGACGGCCGATGCCGTCGAATTCGATGCCCTGCCGGATCAGCCCCGCGCCGGGCAGGGTCCGGTTCATGTCAACGGGCAGCATTTCGGCGGGCAGCATCTGCAGCTGCAGCGGGACCGTCAAACCATCCTCTGTGCGACGGGGACGGATGCGGATGAACACCTCGCCCGACAGGAACACCTCGCGCGCCGCCCGGCGCTGCAAGCCATAGAAATCCGTAAGCCCCTCAGCGTCGGCATCGTCGGTCCAGGCCAGCCACAGCGCCTGCAACTCCTCCTTCTTGGTGGCATCGGCGATGGTCGATGAGGGTTTGATCCCATCGCCGACGACATTGCTGGCAAAGGACTCCACGGCATTCGCCGCATAGCCATTGTTGCGGACCAGCCAGCGCGCCCGAGCGGTGATCGTGTCGCCCGAGGCCGCGATCAGCGTGTTCACATGCGCGCGGGAAGCCCTAAACCCGCGCAGGCGACGATGGGCCTGTGCGGCATCGAAGCCACCAATGATCGAGCCGATGCGCTGGCGGAATGCCTCGAAAGCCATGGATCACAGGCCCTTTGAAGCAACGGTGCCCCAGCGGCGACGACGCGGGGTGCCGGTCGTGGCCGTGGCAATCCGGGTTTCCAGATCGCTGATGGCATTCGCGAGTTCGGCGTCCGAGCCATAGTTGATGCTCTTGCCGTCATAGCTGACCGAGCGGACGCCCGCGTAGCGCGCCTCTTGAAGTGCTGCCAACAGGGCACGCATTCGTTCAAGGTCCATCTCAATCCCTCATGAAGTTTGGTGTGTAAGCCTGGCGTTTGCGCCGTGGCGTGGTTGGTGTTCCGGCCTTGTGCGGGGTGGGTGTGGCCGGTTCAGCCGAGGCCGCAATCTGCGCAGCCGGTCGGGTTTCCACCCCTGCCTGCGCTTCCAGCCGCCGCCAGGTTGCCTCGTCCCAGCGATCCGCGCCCATGATCCATGCTGCCGCCCGCGCGTAGACGCGGGCGTCCAGCGCCTCGTTGCGTTCCCGCATTTTCTGCCATTCGGGGTGGGCATAGCCGCGCTTGTTGCGCACGGTGACCAGCTGTTCGGCCACCAGCTGCTTCAGCCACTCGGTGTCGATCCAGTCGGGCAAATGCACGGTGCCGGGGGCGTCGAGTGCGCCCAGCGCCCGGTTTTCGTCCGAGGGACGCTCCAGCCGCAAGAAGCGGTAGGTTTCGGTCTTGAACGTCGCCGTGGCCACGGACCAGAGCCGCGCGCCCCGGCGCAAACGCTTGCCGCCGATTGTGGCGTCGACGAATGTCGGGCCCGACACCGGCGTGGCGCGGTTGAAGCCTTCCAGGCCCTTGATCGGGGCGACCTGGTCGAAGCCCTGCTTGCGCGCCCAAGCGTAAACCGCCGGGGCCTCGTAGCCGGTGTCGATGGCGAGCTTGCCGATCAGCATCACCGCGCCATTGGCGCAGGCCCATGTCCGCCCCAAGAGGGCAGTGAGTTTGTCCCAGCAGGCGGGATCGTCCGGGCCACCCGCGATCACGATGTGATCGACCAGCCAGCTTTCCAGCCCCCGGCCCCAAGCCCAGACATCGACCTCGATCCGGTCTTTCTGCACGTCCACGCCAGCCGTCAGGAACAGACCGCCGACGGGAATCTGAGCGCCGCCATAGATTTCGCGCCGTTCCGCCAGCCGCTGCCACTCGGGTGCATCGCCGCTTTCGACCCATGTCTCGCCCAGCAGGGTATTGCGCGCGACGCGCAGCATCTCTTCCGAGCCTTGCGCTGCCAGCCACTCGCGCGCGATCTGCTGCCAGCTTTTCCAGCCCAGCGGCGAA